GCTATGAGTTTGAAGGCGGTAAATCCTGGATTCGGGGAATTAGGCGCGAATACATACGACATTTTCAAGTTTAAAGGCGGCGCACGTTGTCACCATAAATTTGAGCGCGTTACATATATGTTAGATTTAGATAAAATAGAAGACGGTTATAAGGAAATCGGAACGGCGGCCGCTAGTGTAAAAGGTTACAAAGTAACGAACCCTTACGAAGTATCTTTTTACCCTAATAATTTACCGCTAAAAGGATTTAGTCCAAAGAATAAGAATTTACCTAAAGACGTTTTATAAGATGGCTGAAGCATTATTAATAACAAGAAATGATTTAGTCAAATTGACTATATTAGGCGGAAATGTAGATACTGATAAATTTATTCAGTTTATCAAAATAGCCCAGGATATCCATATACAGAATTATTTAGGCACGCGATTATTTAGAAAAATTCAAGATGGAATTGTTAATGAGAATTTAGCAGAACCATATTTATCTTTATTAGTTGATTATGTAAAGCCTATGCTTATACATTGGGCTATGTTAGAATATATACCATTTTCAGCCTATACGATAGCTAATAAAGGAGTGTTTAAACATAGTTCAGAAAATGCGGAAAACGTCGAAAAGGTTGAAGTAGATTTTCTAGTAAATAAGGAACGTGATATAGCGCAAAATTACACGCAACGATTTATAGATTTTATGAGTTTTAACTCTAATCAATTTCCTGAATATACAGCAAACGCAAACGGTGACGTTTATCCCGATCGAAAGAACTATTTTAGCGGGTGGGTAATCTAAATATATGAAGACGTATAAACCAAAAATTCAGAACATTCAAAAATTAGAATTGTTTTTAAAAAAGATAAACGATGTTAGAGATAAAGATAAGCGAACTACCAAACAAAACGACAACAATAGACCCGAACGATTTACTAGAAGTAAGTGAGTGGGATTCGGGAACGTCAACTTATGTAAGTAAAAAATACGAAGTAAATAAAATTGTCCCTAGCGGAACGTTTTTAACGCATAACGCGCTATTGAATCAAATAGGAATACTAGACCCCGTAGAAACGCCCCTAGGGCTTGATACAATGGGTACAATTACTTGGACGCGTTTAGGTTTAGGGTATTATAACGGTTATTTATTGGGCGGCTTTCCATTGGGCAAAGTAGTTATGTTTATTAGCCCGACAACGTCCACGGGTTTTATTTCAGTTAATAGAACAGATGATGATAATATCAAAATCAAAACAACTCAATTAACAACAATGACGCAAGTAGACGATTTGCTTATTGATACGCCATTTAAAATAGAAGTTTATCCATAATATGAAAACATATATACTTTCTTTATCAATTGCTTTTTTAAGCATATTAACACCTATTCAACCTTTAATAATTATGGCGTTTGCTGCAATTATTTTAGATACGTATTTTGGCCTTTGGAAAACTGTTAAGATATTCGGGTTTAAAGCAATTAGAAGTAGACGATTAAGTGATACAATTACAAAGTCTTTACTTTATGTAGGTGGAATCGTTTTAATATTCTTTGTTGAAAAATATATACTAGTAGGTTTTAGTAAGCATTATACTGCTATTGATAATATCTTTACCAAAGGGTTTACGTTATTCTGTTTAATTACCGAGGGGAAATCAATAAACGAATCTTATTACGCTGTGACAAAAGTAAACATTTGGCATAAATTGATTAATTTTATAAAGCGAGCGCGCGAAACGTCCGATAAATTATAATATTATGCGGTGGAAAACAACGGAAAGGCGAATAGATGAGTTAGAAGATGCAATAGGAGGGATTGGTCACGTTATTCAGGAAAACGAAGTATCATTTACGCATAGACCAAATCTTAATTTTATTGGTTCGGGTGCAACCGTTACCGATAATCTTATAAACGATTCAACCGATATATATGTTAATGAAATTCCGTTAAGTAATAATTACGGTTTACACGCGCAAATTGAACAATGCACGCCAATTGTACCCTCAAGCGGAGAAGCAAGTTTAATAGGTTTAGGCGTTGGCACTTTGGAAGTTCCGAGAGATGTTTTTCAAGTTGGGGATTCTTTTGTTGTTAAAATGTGTGGTAAAATTACGTGCGCGAATGCTGAAGTATTACATATACACGTTCTTTCAAATGGTATAATTATTCTTAATGTGTTGGCATACACAATGCCTAAATGCTCGGATAAATATTGGGACTTAATTCTCGATTTTACGGTTACTAAAATAGGTATCGCGGGAACGGCTGAATTATTCGCAAACGGAACATTCACTTATAATAAAGACGCAGCAACAAGTATAGATGGGTTGCATTTTGGCGAAATAGGAAATACTACATTTGATACAACCGTATCCAATACTTTAGATATAACGGCCGAATGGATAACCGCGCACCGTTCAAATGTCATTCAATCTCAAAATTTTGTATTAAATAAAACTTTTTAATTATGTACTTATCAAAACACGTTACAATAGCAGAATTTGAACGCTCAGAAACGGCGGTTAAACACGGTATTAATAACACTATGGGTTTAACCGAAAAGGACGCGGCTAAAAGACTTTGTGACAATGTATTCGAACCAATTAGAGCGCATTTAGGGCAACCGATTAGAATAAATAGCGGGTTTCGTTCGGTTCGCGTTAATTCCCGAATCGGGGGCGCAATTTCAAGTCAGCATTGTAAGGGCGAAGCAATGGATTTAGATTTACACGATCGCGGTTTATTTGAATGGATAATTGACAATGTAGATTTTGACCAATTAATATTTGAAGCGGGAACGGACAATTCCGCGGGTTGGTTTCATATATCCTATAAAACGCCAAACAGAAACCGAAAGCAAGTTTTAAGAATGAAAAAAATAAAGGGTAAATCTGTTTATACTAATTATATAAGAATGGATAAATAATATACTTTTAAACGCATTTAAAGAACTTTAAAGTAAAAGAAGTATATTCATATAAATTATAAATTAAATAATGTTAAAACTAATTAAAATGGCTAAGAAGAAAAAAGATTTAAATATTGATATAGATACAAAAAATATTGATGTAAAAGTTACGCGTAAAGGTGGCGAATTCCACGCTGAATTTGACGGTAAACATATTGACGTAACTATTGATAAAGATGAGAACGGTACAACAATAGATATTGAAGGCGACGGGGTTATTTCAGAAAAAATATTAAACGGGCTGAAAAAATTAGGGCGGTTAATAAAGTCAAAAAGGGGTTAATAAGTAACTTTACTACTAATTAAAGCGGCTATAATGGTCGCTTTTTTTTGTTTTACATATTTTTTTTTATTTTTTTTCCTTAGTATTTACAAGGGTTTCAGAATTATTTTTAATAAATATTATATTCAAGTATTGTTATTGTTAATAATATGTTTATATTTGTTGAACCAAAGCGGTAAAGAAAACTTAAAAACAAAACATTATGAAAAGCAACGAAGAAATAATAACTCATTTAAAACTAAAAGAGGCTAAGTATTGGAATGAATTAAGCGAAATGGTTAATATCGAATTCGAAACGCGTATAGAGAATGAAACCGCGATAGATTTTAAGCGCGCTCAATGGAATACGGTTTACACTATTTTACGTGAATTAAATGTAGAACCATTTACAACCGTAGAACGTAGAGAATTATTCATATGAAAATGGCAACGATAGCAGAATTAAACGCTAAAATGGTTTTAATTGCAGCGGCCAATAATTTGACGTTGGAACAATTTAAGAAATTACCTAGAAAAAAGTTTATAGCAATTTGTAATATTTACAATAATAAATAATGACAATTTCAAATTATTTAGAGAACCTGGAAAGATTATTTTTAATACATCAAAAACAAATAGAAGATATGAAAAGTAAAGAAGAAATAGAAAAATACGCGCAAAAATTAGTATATGATTTTTATTCCGTAACTGATAAAGACGGTTACCATTTTATGACGCGCCACACGGCTATTAAATGCGCAATTGTTCACGTGCAAAACGCTCAGAAAACAGCCACGCAAATAAGCCAAACCCATTTTTTAAATGAAGTAGAAACATTTTTAAACAATTTAGAATTATGATAGTAACGATCAATTTTAAACATTCAGATTTACAAATAGAATTCAATTATTTAACAGCCATTGAAGAGGATAATAATTTTGGAACGCCTGAAGTAATTGAGATTTTAAACGTAGAACATAACGGGGGGGATATAACCGAATTAATGGAGTGTTTTGATTCTGAATTAAAAGATAAAATTTCACAATATTTAAATAATTAATATGAAAGCTGAAGATAAAGCCAAAGAATTAGTTGAAAAGAATTTTATGATTTTAAGTAAAAGAGGTGAACACCATTATACTTTTGATTATGCTAAACAATGCGCATTAATTGCGGTTGATGAAATGTTAGACTTTAGAAACGGTTTATATATTAACGAAGGTAGTTTAATACAAAGATATTTATTAGGCGTTAAACAAGAAATTGAAAAATTATGAAAGCAAAGAAAAAAAGTAAATGCTATAATATAGTTGATTACTTAAAGCATTGGCGCGGTCAAAAATCTGAAGACGATAAGGGCGGCTCATTTAATACGGAATTATATATAAGAATTTGTGAAATAAAATACTTGAATTATGGAGAATGTTGATGTTAAAAAAGTAATTAAGATTTGCGAAAAGTTAGGGTTAACAAAAAAAAGTAGAAAGCGCGAAATCGTTTATCAAAGATATGCAGCGTTTAACTTTTTACGCAAAAACACGGGAATGTCTTTAATGGGTATTGGCGAATGTTTTAATCAAGACCATTGTACAGTAATGCACGGTTTAAAAACTTATGATTTATATACACAAATAAACGATAAATTGTTTTTATGGAGTATTAAAGAAGTCGAAACATTGTTAAATGATTACGAAAATGTACGGTTACTTAGGTTTACAAGGCCTTTACCATCAATAAAAAGAGTTAATTACTTTCGCGCAAAAATGATGCTTAAAACAGAAAAAACACTATTAAAAATATATGATTATGAAGACAATAATTAAATTCATTCCAGGACATAAAGAACGTTATACTATTTCAAAGAGTGGTTATATATTTTGTCATAAAAACAACCGCGAAGTAAAACCGCATTCAAGTAAAACAAAACGCGATTATGGTCAAGTAACTTTGTTTAACGGTCAAAAATGGGTAACGCGGAAAGTACACGCTTTAATGGCTGAAACGTTTTTAGGTCACGTTTACGGGGATAGGAAAATAGTTGTTGATCATATAGACAACAACCCATTAAATAACAACCTGAATAATTTACAAGTTATTTCAATGCGCGAAAATGTAAATAAGGATAAAAGAAAAAAACGTATGTAATTAAATAATATTATTATATTTGCAAACGTTACGATTCGACATTATAGTAACAAAAGGAATTTTAATTAACCTTTATATGAAGTAGGAAGTCGAATCCCTATGGAATGTAAAGGTTTTTTTTATACACTAAATTTTTACGTGTTTTTAAATAAAATGCGGTTTATTATGGGAAATGTAAAACTGATTTTTTGCGGAAATGAAGATGCCGAACAATATGAAAAACAATTACAACTTTATGTTAATACAGCTGGAATGCTGTTTATTCAAATAGAGGATATAGGTTATTCCGCTAATTATACTGTTTTAGATAAAGAAACAGCTATTAAATTAAGTAGGGAATTGAAAAAACAAATTTCTTTAATGTTTTAATTATGAGAAAAGGATTTAACTTTTATCGTAGTTATTACGATGTCGCAAACGAATTAAATGATTCGGATAAACTAAAATTTTTATGGGCTTTAATTCAAAAACAATTTGAAGGAATAGATACCGAATTAACGGGTATGGCAAAGTTTGCTTACTTATCTCAAAAATTTAATATAGATACTCAAGTTCTTGGATATGAGAATAAAACAAAAACAAAAATAACCCCTAGTCAAGGGGGTACGGTAGGGGGTTCGCAAGGGGGTACGGTAGGGGGTTCGGTACAAGAGAAAGAGAAAGAAGAAGGGAAAGAGAAAGAGAAAGAACAATTAGTTAAGCAAGCGCAAACGCTTTTAACCGTGAATTTTTTAAAATGGTTTAACGAAATGAAATTTAAGCATAAAGGAATTAAAGGAAATTTTAAAACATTAACAAAAACGGATATATCCAATCTTAAAGAATTAAAAAAAGCAAATTATACCCCTGAAGATTTTGAACACGCATACAAAATAATGATTGACACAGAATGGGTAAAAATAAATAAGATTGATACCCCTACTCATTTTTTAGTAAATACTAATTTTTCTAAATATGTAAATACGGTTGTAACTAACGAATCTAAATTTAACCCGTATGGATAATTTAAAGGGTTTTAAGGTAACGCAAGCTAGCGAGATACTTAATTCATTACAGAACTATAAAAAGACGTACCACGAAAAAGGAATGTATTTAGGGTTTGAAGCGATGCGAGATAATTATTCAATGCAATTAGGTAGTTGTACGGATTGGACGGGTTACCCTATGAGTGGTAAAACTCAAGTATTAATGGAATGCTTAATGAATACATCATTATTTTATTCCTGGAAACATTTACTTTATTTTCCCGATGTAGGTAACAATATTGAAATAATAGCGGATTTAATACATAAAAAAACGGGTAAATCATTTGATCCCGACGCGCCGAACACAATTACAGATAGTGAGATAAGTATAGCGAGCGAATGGGTATGTTACTATTTTAAAGTACTTACGAAAAGTGACGTAAAAGCAAAATTAACAGCGGTGGAATTTTGGGACTATGCGGTTAAATTAAAAAATGAAGAGGGTTTACACACGGCGTGTATAGATAGTTGGAAAGATTTAAGCCACGATTATTCTAATTATGGGGGTTACGCGCAATATTTAGAATTCGTTTTACCTTATAGAAATCAAATAGCTGAAGATAATGATTTACATTTACACACAATAATTCACCCAAAATTAACGGATAAGGAAAACGGCAAAAGAACGCCCCCAGGCCCATATGATTTAAAGGGCGGTTCTGAATGGTTCAATAGTGGTAAATGTATGATTACAGTACATAGGGAAGATTTAACAGATAATCAATGTCAAATTCATTTCAATAAAATAAAACCGCGAAGTATCGGAAAAATAGGCGTTATAAATTTAAGGTTTGATATATCTAAATTTAGGTATTATGATATAGATTATTCAAACCCGAATAACCATATTAAAATATATGCAGCCGAACAAACAGAAACGAAAAAAACAATTGTAGAATTAAAAAATTATTCAGAATCTTTAAATAATCAAAGAGATTCTTTACCTTTTTAAATAAAAAATATGGAATACATAGATATAATTCGCGCTCAAATAAATATTACATCAATAATTGAATCGTTAAAATTTACGATAAATGAAATAAAAGAAAAAAACCCCAAACGTAAAGATTTTATTAACGGAATGGAAAAACATATAATTCAAATGAATGAAGTTTATTTAACCTTTAAAGAGCTAAATAAGGAATACGAATTATTGAGTAAAATGAATTTTAATTACCATAAGGAAAATATGGAATTTAGATTTGAGATTGAAAAGTTAAAGGAACAAAACGCGCATTTAATTAACGGTATATGAAAAACTTTATTTATTTACTAATTATCAATTGGCTGAATTATGGAAAAGAAGATTAAGCCTAAAAAGTGTAAAAATTGTAAGGAACTATTCCAGGTTGTACAATTCAATCAAAAGTATTGTTTTGCCCCTGAATGTTTAAAAGTTTGGGTTTACGAAGCAAATTTAAAAGATTGGAACAAACGCAAGCCAATACTAAAGAAATCCATTGAAACGGTTACAAAGGTCGCTATTGACGTTCAAAAGGTATTTAATTCATTTATACGGTTAAGGGATCAAGGGGAAAACTGTATAACCTGTAAAAAACCTTGTTTGAAGGAAAACGCGGGGCATTATTTTAATTCAAATAATCATTGGAACGTACGTTTTGATGAGCGTAACGTACATTTACAATGCGAGTACTGTAATACCCATTTACACGGTAACCCTATTCCGTATGAAATAAATTTAAAAAATAAAATAGGCCACGAAAATTATGTTTTATTATGTCAAGACGCGCATAAAGTAAGGAATTTTACTATAAATGAACTTTATGAAATTAAGGCAAAATACGAATTGAAAATAAAAACATTGAAAAATAAATAAAAAAAGTTTGATATTTAAATATAATAGTTATATTTGTATATAATTAAAAAGTAAAGATATGAAAATGTTTAAAGTCACTTATAAATTTAAAGACCGTTTCAGTTGGAAAGTTGGATTTAAATTGCTTCAGGCAAACAGCATTGAAGACGCGAACCGTAAAGCGGATATTTATGAAAAATTAATTATTAAAACAGAAATATTATGACAGCCGTAGAATGGTTTATGGAACAAATTAGAAACAATAAATTTGTAACAGCTTCAGAACAAATAAAAGCAATTGAACAAGCCAAAGAAATGGAAAAGCAACAGATGGAAAGTGCTTATTTAGCTGGAGAGGCAAAAGATAAACAATACTACAACGAAACCTTTAAAAACACGAAAGAATGACAGTAATAGAATGGTTAGTTAAGCAATTAGATATTGATTTAGTAGATAGTGATTGGTATATTGAAAAAGCCAAAGAAATGGAGAAACAAGAAAAACACGCTGAATATATGCGCGGGTGGAAAGATGGTTATAGTAAAAACGATCCTAAATAAAATAAATATGAAATACACAAAGGGTAATTTAGTTTTAACAAGTTTAGGTAGTGGAAAAATAGTTGATTTTATCCCTGGAACTTTAGGAAAATATATTCACTATAAAGTGAAATTACACAACAAACAGATTGTTTGGGTAACAGAACAAAATTATGAAGACCTTGAAAGGCCGTATATAATTAAACAAATGGGTTGCAAACCGTTCCTAGAATTATCAATAGAAAACGCAATAAAACTTTTAAAAGATAATGGCTATTTAATTAGCAAAGTAGTATAATAATTGTTATATTTGAATATTAAAAATACGTATATGGAAAATGTAGAAAAATTAAGTTTTGAAGATTATTTAGAAATATCAAAACAAAACGCGGTTAAAGAAATAGATTCATTAATTGATTTACCTAAAAACTTTGAAAGTCAATTTAGGCCGTTAGATATTGATGAGATTGATTTTAGAGTTCAATCTATTAATAAGGCGGGTTACGCTACAATTTTAGCTTATAAAGACGCACGCGCGGATATGAAGCGTTTAGATGAAAAATTTAGCATTTACGGGTGGCAGAAAAAATACGAAGTAATTAAAAACAACCTTTATTGTTCGATTGGTATTTTAAACCCATTGACAAATGAGTGGATTTGGAAACAGGACGTAGGCACTGAATCGTTAACAGAAAAAACAAAGGGCGAAGCAAGTGACGCATTTAAACGGGCTTGTTTTAATTTAGGAATAGGCCGCGAATTATACGATTATCCTATTATTCAAATTAAACTTAATGCGAATGAATTTGAGTTAACAGATGGCCGGGCGCGTCAAACATTCAATTTAAAATTAAAGGATTGGAAATGGTTTTCACAATGGTATAACGGCAAATTAACATATTTAGCGTGCAAAGATAACAACGGAAAAAAACGTTTTGAGTTTGGGAATTATACAGCTGAATTATGAAAAATAAGGTAATTTTATTTGACGCGGATAGTTTAGTTTATCAGGCTGTTTATAAAGTGGTAACGTTCGGGGAAATTCGGGCGTTACTACAAAACCAATTAACGCGCGAAGATATTGAACTTGAAATATTACAACGCGCCTATGATCGTTTTGAAAAGATGTACTTTGATATACATAATGAAATAGAAGAAACGTACAATGTTACCGATACTTTTTATTATTATACTAATTGTAAAAACAACTTTAGAAAGCAAATAGAACCAACTTATAAAGCAAACAGAAAAGGTAATAAATGGGTTTCAAAATTAAGAAAGTATTTGCTCGAATATATGCCTAATTCATTTTCAAGTGACGAATACGAAGCGGACGATTTAATTTATTATCAAGCGCAAAATATGGATATTGAAGACTATATTATTTGTTCAATTGACAAAGATTTAAAGCAAATTGTCGGGCTTCATTTTGATTATTATCAATTAAAGGTTAAAGACGAAAACGGCGAATATATTTTAGACCCATTTGGCAAAGAAGTAAAAAAGCGTAAAGGATTTTTAGAAGTGACCCAGGAGCAAGCGGAACATTTAATATTTGAAATGATGTTAGTTGGGGACGTTTCAGATAACATAAAAGGTATTTATGGAATAGGCAAAGTAAAAGCCAATAAACTACTTTTAAACCGTTCTAAATACGGTAAATTTCGCGCTGTTTGCGAAGAGTATAAAAAAGAATCAATGGAGTGGAAAACGCGCATAAAAATAAACGCGCAATTATTAATGTTTAATTAAAATAAATTATGAAAATTGAAAAGGTAAATGATAAAAAATCGGAATTTAAGCCAATAGTTTTAAATATTACGATTGAAAGCATAGAAGAGTATAACTCAATTCTTGAAATGACTTCTTTTGATGTTAGCATTCCTAATTTACTTGATGACGTATATAGAAAAGATATAAGGGAATTTTTAGAGAATTTAAGAACTGAAATATACAAATAAATAAATAAATTATTAATATTTAATTAAAAAAAGTTATGGAAAACAAAAAAAATGATTTGCTAATTTATGGGGTGGAATATAAATTATTTAGGAACGGGGAGTTTATCGGATATGCGAAATGGGTTGACGATGAGAATATAGGCGAATCATTTATAAACACGCTAAAAGACGGTACAAAACACGTATATACAGCGGACGAATGGTATATAGACAATTAAATAATAAATAAATAAAATAAATTATGAGTAACATAGAAGGAACGATTTATAAAATCGGAACAAAAGAAATTAAAAGCGAAAAGTTTTCTAAAAGAGATCTTATACTAGAAGTAATTGAAGGGGAATACAAACAATATTTATCAATTCAATTTAGTAATGCAAAATGTGATTTATTAGATAGTTTTAATATTGGTTCAAAAGTAAGTGTTTCAATCAACCTTAAAGGCCGTTTATGGACGGGTAACGATAACATAGAAAAATGTTTTAATACTTTAGAAGGTTGGAAAATTGAAAGCTTTACAGCTGAAAAAAAACCATTAGGAAATATTGAGGCTGCATTCCAGGAAGAAAGTATAAGAATGATGGCTGAAGAGAATGATGAATTTGAAGGATTACCATTTTAAATATTTTAATTTACCGTTTTAAATTAGTATATTTGTACATAAAAAATTTATTATGGAAAAGAAATGTTTTAAATGTAATGAAATAAAAAAAGTAGATGAGTTTTATAAGCATAGTGGAATGTCAGATGGATTTTTAAATAAATGTAAAATTTGCACAAAAAATGATACTTCAAAAAGGCTTATAAAACTTACTTCTACAAAAGAAGGCTTAGAAAAAGAACGACAAAGACATCGTGAAAAATACTATCGTTTAAATTATAAGGAAAAACATAAGCCAACAATTAA